ATATTCAATTTAATGAATATAAACGTCAAATAATTATTTGTTCAGTAAATAAATTTGTTAAAAATCAGAGTGGAATTACAAATTTATTTGATGATGATTATGATATTCAATATAATAATTATATTGATATCAGTATGTGTAAAAATACCATTGTTGGCGAATACATTTATTACGCTAAAAATGTTAATCAATATGAAAATATTGAAGAAGTTTGTTGTAGTATGTATAATATGGATTATGAACAAGCTCTAGATTTTTTTAGGGAAATTTCTGAAATTGAATGGACAAAGCATATACTTGATGAAATGTTTTTTCATTAAAAATAATGGATATTTTGAAATATTTCGAATTATATTATGATTAAATAAATAATTAAAAAAATAATACTATTATATACTAAATATGGCAGGTGGATTAATGCAGTTAGTTTCAGAAGGACAACAAAATATTATTTTAAATGGAAATCCTAGCAAAACTTTTTGGAAAACTACTTATAAAAAATATACGAACTTTGCAAAACAAAATTTCAGACTCGATTATGAAGGAACACCTACATTGAGTTTAACAACAGAATCTACTTTTACTTTTAAAGTAAAACGTTACGCAGATCTTCTTATGGACTGCTACATATGTATAACATTACCAAATATTTGGAGTCCTATAATGCCTCCAAAAGAATATACAGATAGCAATGGTAACATAGTTTATTCAGATTGGGCGCCCTATGAATTCCAATGGATTGAAAATATAGGCGCTCAAATAATCAGTAAAATTACAATAAATTGTGGAAATCAACAATTACAACAATATTCAGGACAATATATACTTACTTCAGCGCAGAGAGATTTTAGCGGTCAAAAATTGGCGCTTTTTAATGAAATGATTGGAAATATTCCTGAATTGAATGACCCCGCAAATTATGGCGCTCGTGTAAATTCTTATCCAAACGCTTATTATACTACGAGTCCAGCGGGAGCGCAACCTTCTATAATGGGAAGAACATTGTATATTCCTTTGGGAGCGTGGTTTAATCTAATGACAATACAAGCGTTTCCATTAGTGTCATTACAATATAATGAATTACAAATTAATGTAACATTTAGACCGATAAACCAATGGTTCACAATAAGAGATGTAATGGATTATACGAATAATTTTCCGGTTATTGCTCCGAATTTCAACCAATTTTATATGCAATTTTATAGATTTTTACAAACACCACCTGATATAGAATTAGGACCTACATCATATGTAGATACAAGAGTTTATTGGAATGCGGATATTAATATGAATTGTACTTATAGTTTTCTCTCTAATGATGAAGCTGAACTATTTGCTAAAAATGAACAAAAATATATTTTTAAGCAAGTTTATGAAAAACCTTATTACAACATAACAGGACAAAATAAAATAGATTTAGATTCACTAGGTATGGTAATTAGTTGGATGTTCTATTTTCAACGTAGTGATGTAAATTTAAGGAATCAATGGTCAAATTACACAAACTGGCCATATAATTATATGCCTCAAGATATAACAGAGGCGTCAACAGCAGGAAATTTTCTAAATCCAGATCCAAGTGGTGGTGCCCCTACTATAGGTCCTGGCGCTGAACCAGATGGTAGTTTAAGTGGTTTATATGTAACTGGTGACTATAATCCACAAAACATAAAAGAAATATTAGTTGCGTTGGGTATATTACTTGATGGACAATATAGAGAGAATATTTTACCTGTGGGAGTATATAATTTTGTGGAAAAATATGTTAGAACTGCTGGTTTTGCTCCAAATGGATTGTATTGCTATAATTTTTGTTTAAATACTGATCCTCATACGATTCAACCGTCTGGCGCAATGAATATGAGTCGTTTTACAAATGTACAACTTGAATTTACAACAATTTCTCCTCCTGTAGACCCATACGCACAAGTTTTAACTATATGTGATCCAGCAACAGGTGATATAGTTGGTATAAACAAACCAACATGGAGAATTTATGATTATAATTTTAATATGTATTTAATTGAAGAGAGAGTTAATATGGTGATATTTATGGGTGGAAACGCTGCTTTGATGTACGCTACCTAATTTATGTATTAAGTATAAACTACGGCAAAATAGAGTTAGAAGCGTAAGGTCCATCTTCTATTAAATCACCTGTTAAACTGTAACGTTTTTCATAATTAGGCATATATTCTAAGTTATCAGGTTTATATCTCTTATCAAACATTTTTTTTTGTTCATTATAATCATTTATCCAATAATTAACGCCATAATTGGGTTGAGGAGGTTTAGAATAGAAATTAGATGATACCATATATTGTTTTGTACCATAACCGCTTGTTAAAGATGAATATGTAGGTGTAACACCAACTGTTAATTTTCCGGCGTCATTGTCACCTGGTATAGGTTTATCTTTTGTTTCAGATAATGGTGGCGAATAAGGTTGGCAACCTGGACAATCGATATCTGTAAAACATTGTTGTCCTGTTATAGAACATCTAGCAGTTGGTCCACAAAAATTTTGACAACTATATGTTGTCGTTAAAGGTAAGTCAACAGTATGACTAGAACCCGAAGTAAAGCATTCGACTATATAATTATTATCACTTAAATAATCAATCCATTTAAATATCGATATTAGTAATATAAAACTTGTCATAGCTAAAAAAATGATATTATATTGATTTGAAGATAAACTCATATCTATATAATATAAATTAATATAAAAACTTATTAGATTTTAGTAAATAATGTTTATATAATTATTTTATATCATTTTAATATAAGTAATGTCTGACGACTCAACAGATACTTCTACAATTGATGAAAAAAAATCTGATTCATCTGTTAATACATACGCAGCAAACGCTTTTAAATTTATAATAACATTAACAGTATTAATAATTATTATTGGTTTTTATTTTACGACAAGTGGATTATTATTGTATGTATGTAAATTGGCACAATCAAATATTTTACCAACCGAATTAAATTGTTACCCATATACAGAAACAAAACCAGATATTCAACCGGTTGAATCTAATATTTTCGCTACAACTGATGACTCTGGACCAGTCTCAATGAAAATAAAATTTCCGTATGATGAATATAATGCGTCAAATAAGGTAATAGATATGTTTCGCGAATATAAAAATAAACCAAACTCACATTTTTTAGCTAATTATTTAATCTCTATAACAGAATGTATAATTGGTTTTAATTATTCTACGATAAATATGATACTAAACATGTTTAATGAAATGACTGAATTAATACCAGAATCTGTTTTGGTTTTTGTTGGTCCTATATTAATTGGATTTTTTTCAATAATATTATTAATAATAGATTATATTTACATAATATATTTATGGTTCGCTAAAATGTCTTGGTTTTTTAAACAAAATACAAACGATAGTTCAACTGGAAAACCTAATTGGGAAGATGTTACTTTTATGAGTCCTATAAATTATTCTCTCTCAATATTATTAGTTATAGTGTTTGTTATTTTATTATTTATAGCGTTGCCCGTTTTATCGATTATACCATTATTTGCTATATCGTGGTGTATGTTTTCATGTATTTTTTATAGGTCGATGATGAACGATAAGAAAACATCAGTTGGCGCTGTAATAAAAGACGTATTTAAATACTATAAAACGCAAATAATGGGTTTATTAAGTATTTTAACTATATTATTGGCGTTCGCTAATTTAGGTCCTATTCAAGGATTATTTGCTTCATTTGTTTTATTTTTAATAAATTTTGGCATAATCCCGGTTGATATATTTAAACCAATAAAAATAGAGGACTTAAGTAAATTAGTAAGTTTTAAGCAAGCAAAAAAAACATGTACATCAATTAATGAAAATATAAAAGAAAAACATGGATTTTTATATAATTTAATATTTGGTCAAAAAGGTGGTAATATAACAAAAGAATTAAAAAAAATAAATAAAAAACTTAATAATGTAAAATAATACTTAAACAATACTTTATAAATAGATGTAAAGTATGGGAAAAGACAAAAAAAAATTGCCAAAAAAACCTTTTGTTAGCGTATGTACACCGACATTTAATAGAAGACCATTTATACCAATGATGATTAAATGTTTTGAACACCAAACGTATCCGAAAGATCATATTGAATGGATAATTATTGACGATGGAACAGATAAAATAGAAGATATGGTATCTCATATTCCACAAGTCAAATATTTTAAATATGATGAAAAAATGACTTTAGGAAAAAAAAGAAATTTAACAAATGAAAAAGCAACTGGCGATATTATTGTTTATATGGATGATGATGATTATTATCCACCTGATAGAATAAGTCACGCAGTAGAAACTTTGAGACAAAATCCTAAAGCATTATGTGTCGGTTCAAGTGCGATGTTTATTTATTTTAAACATATAAATAAAACTATACAATTTGGACCGTATGGACCCACCCACGCTACGGCTGCTACATTTGCTTTTAGAAAAGAATTATTACAGCAAACGAGATTTAGTGAAGATTCAGCAGTTGCTGAAGAGAAAAATTTTTTAAAACAATATACAATCCCGTTTGCTCAGTTGGAGTCAAAAAAGACAATTTTTGTAGTTTCACATGATCAAAATTCATTTGATAAAAAAACATTATTAAATCAAGGTCCAAACCCAAATATGCGTGAAACCGATTTAGTTCCATCAGATTTTATTAAAGAACCTGATATTTTAAAATTTTTTACAGAGGATGTAGAAAAAATATTGCAAAATTATGATCCAGGCAGAACAATACATAAAGATGATGTAACAAAACAATTAAAAGTTATACAAGAACAGAGAGAAGAAATGATAAAAGATTATATGAAAAAACAAAATGATTATCAAAATACTATGAGTAAATTAATGACGTTAAATCCTCAGATGTCAGAACAAAGAATAAATGAATTAACGCATATTATTCAAGAATTAAATATAGAAAATGGTCATTTAAAAGAAAAAGTAGAATATTTGGAAAGTAAGATAAAACAGTTAGTTGGCGAACTCATTCAAGAGAGAAAAGAGAAAAAATTGCTCTCACAAAATTCTTCTCTTCTTAATGCTCCTCCAAATCCTTAAATCTTTAAATCCTTAAAACCTTAAATCATTAAACAATATGATATCTAGAGTATATTTTGAATAACATTAATAATAATTATAAAAATAATTTAAAGATATAATGATTATTATTAATAACAAAAAATGGATGACGTTGAAGTGTATAATCCCGAATATGAAGTTTTTAATAACGAAAACGAAGAATTACAAAATTTAAAAAAAATAGATAGAGGTGTCAATTATATAAATAGACTTACGTTACAAAAAGATGGAACATGGAAACGTAAATCTAAGACTATTTATACGTCAAGTGGTTTCGGTTCATATATTAGAGACGCAGAAACAGGTCAATTTTATAAATATAAGGTAGGATCTGCTGATGAAGATTTATTTTTTAAAGTAACTCTTGCAACAGGAGAATGTAAAAGTAATAACGGTTCTTCAACTTTATTTTTTTGTGGTCCAAAAAATTATATGAATTACCTAAACGCAGAATTATCTCATGTTACAATTGATAATTGGGAACAAAAAAGAAATAACAGAATAAAAGTTATCAATAAACGAAATGTTAAGTATACAGCAGAATCAATTACTATTAATTAATTTACATTATTATTTTCATATCTGTTTTTTATAATAAAATCAATTAAATAAATGATATTTGACTTATCAAATATTGTTTCTTCATAAGCAAATATAAATCTAGGTGTATTTTTACTTGATTCTATTTTAACGATACACAGGAATAAGTTATTACCATCGTCTTCATAAATACAATTAAATAATGAAGAAACTTTTGTATAGTTTTTGTAATTTTTAAATATTTTATTAAAATACTTAAAATCTAACTGTGTTTTATAAGATAAAATTTTATTTTTATTATATATCGATAACCATTGGGGACAAAAATTATTAAAACAATTTGAACCAAAAGTAAAATTAGAACCAACATCAGTCTGAATAATATCATTTTGAAGTGTAGTTGTATCGTATATTGTTCCATCCTGAAATAACAATATAATTCTATCATGTACTGTAAATGATTCACCACCTAAAAGTCTATCAAAATATTCAGCAAATGATTCTTTATCATAATCGCGTACAACAGTAATCTCACCAAATTGAATAGTCATTATTTTATTATAAATAATTATAACTATTTATACTTAATTATTTAATCATTAAATAATTTAATTATTTAATAATCAATTTTATTTATATTTCCTCTTCTTCTTCATCTATTTCTTCTTCTATTTCTTTATCAGTTGTTCCTGTAGCGTTTTCTTTTATATATTTTTCAATATATCTATAAAGTCTATTAATATCTAATTTACTTATATCATAATTTTCCAAAATATCACTTATTTCATTATCATCATTATTATTTTTGAGTTCAATAAAAAAACCAAACAAATCTCTCTTATCCATCCCCAACTTTTGACATAATTTCTGAATAAAGAGAGAATTATTATATTCAGTTGAATACTTGGTTAGTACTTTAGTAAATCTAATATTTTCAGAATTTTCTGTATTATTTTTTTGTTTTTTAGATGAACAATTTTGCATTAAAATATATTTTTCATGAAATAATTTATTATTTTTAAATGTTTTAATTAATGAACTCATTTCGTTGAATTGCCATATTTGTTTCTGAAATGTTATCCTATCGATATAATCCGCAAAACAAATATTTTCTAATTGATTTAAATAAAAAGGAATGGATATTTTTTTATCTATTTTTTCAATAACATCAATAATATTTTCATGCCATAATAATCCTACACTAGTTCTATCTGTTTCATTCATTATGTTATTATGTTCATTTATTGTATAATAATTATTAATTAATTTATTAGTTATTTTTTTGGTGTCATCATTGTAAGATTTCACCTGAAGTATATTGTTTATTATGTCATTAGAGAGAATTTCTGTTTTGTTGACATAAAGGTTATAAATATTATTAAGTTTTCTGAGATCACCTTGGACATAATTTAATATATTACTTTTAATA